ACTTTGTGCAACCATCAGATTACATTTGCTTAATAGCTGGTGAATCTTTTTTAGGACAGAATCCCGCAATTGGAGCAACTATTACTACCACTACACAGAGTAATGTGTTTGCTGCTAATGAGGTCTTTAATGTTATCGCTTTTGATGTAGATCCTGCTAGAGCAGTATTCACTATTTTGCTGAGAACATGAGTACTATTACGGAATTTACGAAAGAACTAGATCAATGGGCTAAGACTATCCCAGATATTGCTGTCCGAAAGGGTGGCGAGATCATGTTCTCTCTAAAAAATATGCTGCAAGAGCAGTCTCCAGTCGAGTCAGGAACATATCGCGGAAGTTGGCAATTCCGTTTTTCTCCTGGAGGTGGTGCTACTTTATTCTCAGCAGGTATTAGTAACGATGCCCCACAAGCTACTGCGATGGAAGAGGGTTCCCAGCAGGGTTCGCAACCTTGGCCGAAAACAGCTAAGAAAACATTTGTCGGGCCTCAAGGTAGTATATACCCCACTGCACTTTTACGGAATGGTCTGCCCCTAGGACCTTTGACTAATTCTACACAAGATGCATATTTGGATAAACTAACCCAATCTCTTGCAGACGCACTTACAGGTAGTCTATAATGGAAATAAGAGAAAACTGTATAGTTGCCCTGCATAACATAGTTAAAACCAATGCAGTTGCCCTAGGTCTTAAGCGTATAGATAGGAATCCTTCTGTACCTGTGACCGATGTACAAATACCTTGCCTTTTTATTATAGAAGGTGTAGATATAATTAAAGAGAAATCAAAACGTAATAATCTCGGATATCCTGCAAAGAGGCAGCTAGAACTTACGTTTGAGATTGTAGCTGATGCTACTACTAACATCAAGACTCTTTACAGGAATCTAAGAGATTATTTGTTGACAGATACATCTCCTGTTGACGATTCGTACATAGAAGAAGTTAGAACTGAAGGTCCTTTTAGTTATGGGATTCCAAAGTTACTAGGGATGCGTTTAATTATATCAGTGTACTACATAGATAATGGAGTATAATTTTAGTAAACAAGAGTAGCATTAACACTTATTATAAGGAGATAGCGAGATGGGCATTTCACCAGATACCAGTAATTATTGTTTAGGCAAAGGGGTTTTGTACTTCGATCAGCTAGTTGGTGCTGTCTACACTGGTGAACGTGATCTTGGGAATGCCACTGACTTTTCATTTAACGTGTCCGTTGACAAACTTGAACACTTCAGTTCTCGTGGTGGTCTGAAAGCTAAGGATAAATCTGTTATTTCACAGGTTACTCCTGGTATCAAATTCACCTTGGATGAAATCAATAAAGAGAATCTTGCCATGCTGTCTCTTGGTACGATTTCTGAGGTAACGCAGTCTGCAGGTTCAGTAGTTGCTGAGTCCCTTAACGCTTATGTAGGTAAGCGTTTGGTTCTTGCACATAGAAGCATTGGTACTTACACTATCGCTCACGGTACTGTCACCAATGGTCCTTTTGTTGTAGGGCAAACCATCGCCGCTTCAGGTGCTTCTACTGGTGCTGGTAATATTGCTGCTGTCGGTTCAGGAACTATTCAGATTGCCATTACTTCAGGCACCTTTGCTTCTGTTTGCACTCTCACCAGTCAGACTACCAAAACAGCTACTTCTAGTGCTGCCCCTGTTTGGCTGGCTGGTGTATTGCTTGTCCAGGATAGTGCAGATACTGTTACGTATGCGGCAGGAACTGATTATATCATTGACACTACACTTAACGATGATAAAATTGGTCGTATTCTTATCCCTACGGGTTCAACCATCACTGATGCTTCAGATGTTCACGTTACCTACGGGTATGCTGCTGCCACTTACACAAAGGTTGCCGCCTTTACTCAGACCATTGTTGAAGGTCGTCTCCGTTTCGTATCTGATAATCCAGTTGGTGAAAATCAGGAAGTTGTTGTTTGGAGAGTTTCTTTGTCTCCAGATGGTGACACCTCTTTCATCGGTGATAACTGGTCAACTCTTGGTTTCACTGGCGAAGTTCTGAAGGATGAGACTGGTCATCCAACCTCCCCTTACATGGACTTCATTTTCGGTTAATAGTTAACTTAGGAATTGTATGAAAAAGACCTTAAAAGTAGATTGGGATACGTTATTTACTATTAAAGAGGTCGAGATTGCCGGAGTTCAACTGCAAATTACTCCTATGAGTCTTTTGCAGTTGGCTTCAGTTATGTCGAAAGTCAAAGGGTTGGTTAAGAAACTCGTTGATGGTGGTGCCTCTTGGGAGAACTTTAGAACTCCTGAACAAGTAATTAACATTATGACAACTTCCTTTGGAGAGTTACCAGAACTACTCTCAGATGCTACTGGCTACGAAGCTGAAGAGATAGCTAGGCTCCCTTTGGAAGAAAACATTAAACTCCTTGAAGCTGTTATCGATGTGAACATTAGTTCCAGGGAAAGTTTAGAAAAAAACTTCGCAAGTTTGGCCGAGAAGCTAGGGAAGTTGGCAACGCCAGTTCAGTAGAACATCAATCTACTTCTGTTGTAGATTTAGGTGATCTGTTTCAGATTCTAATAGAGCGTGGTCATTCTTGGTCAAACATTAAAACGTACACTCTAGCAGAGATTGGTGTATTTTTTAGAGCCTGTCATTACAAGCAGGTTATTGACAAGTCCGAAAGTATAACCATCGCATGGATGGGTAACAATTTAAGTAAGGAAGGTTTCTTAGATACCATTAAAGATATTACTAAGTCAATCACACCTCCAAAGACTGCTGCGGAGATTAATGCTGATTGGAAGAGGTTGGCCTCTTTCATGCGAGGACTTTAAAGCCTATTCATTCATGCGATGAATAGGCTTTTTTACTATAGGGAGTAGAGTTATGGCTGGAAATACTGTCAATAAGAATGTAGACATTACCCTCAATATAAAGAAGGGTACTTTCGAAGGTATATCAGATGTTGGTAAAGCCTTAGAAGGTGTACTCGCCAACCTTAGTATCCTCAAAGGGTTAGAACTCCCTAATCTCACAGCATTTGTAAAAGACTTTAAATCCTTAGCTGCCACTACGATAGATAACGCTAAGTTTGAGAAGTTTACACAAAATCTTACGAACCTTTCAGGGGTTTCATCAGCTAACATATCATCTATTGCTAATGTCTTGGCTCCATTTCAGGGCATTACTTTCCCTCCACTAGATCAATTTGTTTCAGCATTACGTTCTTTAGACAAAGATGTTAATAGCGGTAAGATTGCTAATAACATGGGATTGTTAACTACAGAACTTCAGAAGCTCTCTACTGTACAGCTCCCTAATACCGCAGGATTTCTGCAAGGATTCAAAGACCTTTCTCAAGTAAATCCTAATTCCAAAGGCATCAATGACTTAGCCACTTCCTTAACTAAACTTACAGGATTACAGTTACCAGACTTAACCACCTTGATTGTTGGATTAAAAGACTTTGGTAAAATAAAGGGCTTGGATGTTATTACACAGAACTTAAAAACACTGAGTACTGCTCTCAAAGGGTTCAGCACTATTACTTTACCAAACTTAGGGAGCATAGCTACAGCTCTAACTAAGATAGGTAAGATAGATGTTTCAGTAGTAGTTCCAAAGATACAAAACCTGATAGCAGCATTGCAAGGATTTAATGGTATTTCTGTACCTAATTTGTCTAAAATTCCCACAATGCTTGAACGACTCAACAAAGTAGATGTAAGCAATGTTGACGTTGTTATCAAAAAGTTATACGACCTTGTTGCAGTGTTCCAAACTCTCTCTAACAACGCTACAGTCATAAATGCCTTAGCTGTACTTACCCGTAGTTTATCAACCTTGCAGACGCAATCTGCACAAACAGCGCAAGCCGCCACTGGATTAGGTGGTGCTTTAGGAGGATTACTTTCTAAGGCTGGTGGATATGCTATGTTCAAACTGGTAGCAGATTCAGTACGGTTGATAGAAACTGCACTGTTTGCAGGAATCAGAGCCACCATTGACTATGACCAATCTCTGAAAAACCTGAAAGCAATTACAGGAGCTACTGCATTAGAGACTGAGAAGATGGGCGATGTCATTAGACGTGTATCACAAGACACGCAGTTCTCAACTAAAGAAGTAGCCGATGGTATGACTATACTCGGGCAAGCTGGTTTAACCGCTAAACAATCTATTCAGTCTATAGACGCTATTATATCGTTAGCTACTGCCACAGGAACTTCCATAGCTACTGTCGTTGACCTAGTGACTACTACATTTAGTGTGTATGGTATGGAGGCTAATAGAGCAACTTATATTTCTGATGTATTCGCAAATTCAGTTAATAAGTCTAAACTTTCAATGGAAGGATTAGCAACGGCTTTTAACTACGTAGGGCCTATAGCCGCTACTGCTGGGGTTTCATTTGAAGATACTAATGCGGCACTAATGACTCTGGCGAATGCAGGTCTACGTGCGAGTACACAAGGTACTGTTCTCCGTCAGGTTATGGCAGCTCTTGAAGACCCTAATCAGAAGTTAGCTGATGCTGCTACTAAAGCTGGAGTTTCTTTACAAGATCTTGATCTAAACACACATTCACTTAGTTCTGTATTTAATACATTAAGGACTATGATGGTTGACGTTAAGACTGGGATGATAGATAACACCAGAGTCTTTAGTACATTTGAAAAACGGACAGCTTCTGGATTAGTTTCATTACTACAGACTAATCAGGCAGGACTTCTAGTGTTTGATGGGATGCGTGATTCGCTACTAGAGTCTGGAACTGCTGCAGATATGCAGAAAATCCAAATGGAAGGTTTAGATAATTCTATTAAGAAATTATGGAATTCTATTCTCACAACTTCAATAAATTTAGGAGAAAACGGAGGACTTACTTCTGTATTTAGGGTCCTCATTAAAGTGGCACAGCAGTTATCAGATAGTATTAACTATCTTGTTCAGAATGGTTTCGCACAGTTTTTATCTAATATGGCGTTATTAGTAGGGGTTGCTGGAGCTGCTGTTTTTGCCATAGGTGGATTCAGTACAGCTATTTTTTCGGCTATAGGAGGTATGACTACAGCAGGTTTAGGTGTCAGAACATTTGCCGCAGTGTTCTCGTTACTCACAACAAATATAGCTGTAAGTATTACTGCTATGAAATCTTTTGCGATTGCTACTGCTGTTTTTATGAAAACTCCAGCAGGACTAGCTCTTACAGCTCTTACAGCCCTAGTTGCGGGGTACACGTACTTTGCGGGGGCTTCGCAACGAGCAGCTTCCGCCTCAAAAACATATAAAGATGAATTAGATAAACAATCAGATAGTTTGCAGAATTTAGGATCTGATTTAGATTTATACCAAAAGAAATTAGATAGTATTAGGAACTCTCCAGGCACAGATGCTTCAAAACTTGCACAAGAGAAGAGTCTCCTTAACGAAATCTTAAAGACACATTCAGAGATTTCAGGAGAGATTAAGAATGAGTACATAGCTTCGGTTAATGTACAAAAGGTACTTGCTGACATTAGTTCTTACAAGATAAAACAGCAGCATTTAGTAGATGTAAAGAAACTAGAAGAGGATGCAAAAGGTGTTAAAGAACTCCAAAAACAACTAGATATCTTAGAGAAAAAGAAACAAGAGGCTAGAAGTGCCACTGCCGGTGAAGGTATTTCTTTAGTTGATGTAGCTAAAAACGCTAAAGAAACTTTACAGGTGCAGAATAATATAGACAGCATGGTATCACACATTGCAGTATCTGTGATGCGGTTAAATGATGCTGGTGGGGAGGCTATAGATTGGCCTAAAATTCTAGGCATGGAGACTTTTAGGAGAGTAATGCAGCAGATTGATGATTGGTCTGTTAAAAGTGCTTCCAAAGGCAGTTTTGCTACTAATCTTACACCTAAGCAGATAAATGATGAATACGAGGCTAATAGACAAGCTCTGATACGTGAGGAAGATAAGAAATTATTAGCTCTAGATAAAGCGAGATCAACTGATTTCAAGAACTCAGAGAAGTACGATAGAGATAAATTACAAGTACAAGTATCCGCAGCAAAGACTAGAGCAGAAGCAGCGAACGAAGCGTTTTTGGCTGTTTCCAGTCAGAAGAATATAGATGTTTCTCCTGAAGAGTTAGAGAAAGCTAAGAAAAACTTGCACGAAGCAGAAGTGCAGCTTAACGACTTTAGACTTAAATCTGCTGAGAAACAGTACAATATTAAAAAAGCTGCCACAGACAAACTTAGCGATTTACAAAACAGAGCTAACGAGGAAGAACTAAAGAGCCTGAATGACTATAATAGCACTGTAGAAACCTATAATAGCAATAATGTTGCAGCACATAAGTCGTACTTAGATTCCATAAGAGGGTTACAGGAAACTACTAAGAATAAGTTAGAAAAAATAGAGCAGGATTACAATAACAAAAGTAGTGATCTTGCTAGAGCTAAAGATGCCGCTGACATAAAGAGAATACAAGATACACAAAGTAGAGAAATAGCCGCTGCCGATAAACTACAAGAAATAAGGTTGCGTGGTATTCCAGAAGAATACTTGCAAGATAATAAAGCTGCTACTGCCGATGCTAAATTAGCTAAAGGTATAGAGATGCTTAATAGAGCACGAGCTGAAGGTAATGCTGCTGCTTTAGAAAGTGCTAACAAGGTTATAAGTCAAGCTGAGGAGATGTATTCATCCCTTGCGGATAGCAATGCTGCGGTGTCAGGAATTGCTCGTGTAGGAGAGGCACAACAGGCTTTAATAGATGCTACTAAGGACGTAGAGTACTTTAATACTGATGTTCAGGAGGCTAAAGCTAAGAGGCACTACGATCAAGAAAAGATAAGAGTTTACGATTTACAGGACGAAAAACTTGCTCTTATAATGGACGAATACGTTACCAAACTTAGAGATAATTTTGATATTACTCAGAAAGAGTTAGATTCTGAAGAAAATAGACACACAAAGAAAGTAAGAAATTTGGCAAGGGAGCGTGATATTCAGAGTGGTAGAATATCTGATGCAGAGGTAAAACAGGATATTACACTTCTAACAAATACTTCAAAACCTTTGATAAATCCTGATTCAGTTGGAGCCGGATCGTTAGATGCTAGTGGTAATCTTCTTTTACCTGTTAGGATGGAACTTAAAGATGAGGCCTCCACTATAGCTCGGCTAGATAAACAGTTGGTAGTTTTAAGGGATCGTATTGCTAATTCTTCATCCACCATGAGTGAAGACACTACTAAAGAATACATGAATAGAAGGATAGAAGAGCTAAAGATTGAGTATGGATTAACCGATGAGAAACTAGCCAATAGTAAAACGCAAGTAACGACATTACGTTCTAACCTACAAATATTTAATGACGAATTTGGTAAACAACTCCTTAACTTAGGTAGTGGAGCATTTACCTCATTAGTTGGAGAAACTGCCTCATTCTTCGATACGATTATTACTGGGTCTGGTAGTGCCAGTGATGCCCTGAGAACAATGGGGATTAATTTTGTTAAGTCTCTTAGTGGTATGATTTCTCAATTACTAGCGTATAAAGTGATCGCTACTGCTGTTAGTTTCATTCCTGGTGGTTTTGCTATACCTGCCTTTGGTGGTGTGGGTAGAGCTACAGGTGGACCTGTTTATGGGCCTGGAAGTGGTACATCTGATTCAATATCTGCAAGACTATCTAACGGTGAGTACGTTATGACTGCCGCACAGACAAAGCAGTGGTTGCCTGTCTTAGAAATAATGAGGCAAGGTAAGTTTGGTGCTTGGTTGAATGGATTAAATGTCAGTTCCATCGCTCCTAGAATTCCATCTATAGCCCACTATGCAGGAGGTGGCCTAGCTACAGGTTCTACTAAGATAGAAAATGCTGGTGCAAACAACGTTAATATGGTATTTAATATTACAGATTCTGGAGTAGCTTCTGCTTCAGTTGATTCTGGTGGAGCTTCTCCTAATATTCAGCAATTCGGTAAGATGATGCAAAATATGGTCACAGCCCAACTCGTAAAAGAAAAGCGTCCTGGTGGATTGCTATATGGGAGTTAAGTAATGGCAGATTTCTATTACGTATTGAATTACCCTGCACAATTACAAAGAAAGCCAGCAGTCACCACACACAAGTTTGGTGAGGGGTACTCTCAGAGGGTAGGGAAGGGGCTTAACAGTAACATGCAGACATGGACTATTAAGGCCACGGATTTGGATTTAGACCTTGCGTCTTCTATAGATACATTCCTCTCAGGTAAAGGCGGGACAACCGCCTTTACCTGGGATACCCCACTTCTGGATACAAATGGGGCAGCAATTCAAATCAGAGTTATTTGTCAGGAGTGGAATGTTAACTTCGATGAAGACAATGATTTCTCTGCAACTTTTCAGCAAGTACCTTAATTAAGAGGCATTGGAATGAGTTACTTTGTTGGTAGGGGAGAAATCCAAATAGCTACTAGAACAACTGCATTAGGAGCTATCCCAACAGTTTTCTCCTTTATTGGAAATGTCGCAGATTTTAGTGTCGAGCCTGGAAATGGGTACGCTAGATATGCTTCAGGTTGTCCTAAACTCATTAAAGGGGGTACTCCCCCATCGTTCTCGATGACTGTTGATGAACTACATCCTAATGCTCTGTATCAAGTTTTATATGGCACTAAGTACACAGCCTCTAGTGTAACTACAATGGGGTTATTTGTAACGCACCCAGCAGAGTATTGTTGGTTACGCTTTTCAGGAATAAACATTGCTGACAATGGTTCTGCTGTAGTGGTGGATTTGATGAAAGTCAAATTGAATTTGCCAGACAAACTCCCATTACTATCCGATGACTTCCTAAAGTTTAGTTTGAATGGGCGGGTGTTTAATGAGGAACGTCTTATGCAGAGTACTTTTGATATAGCTAAGTATGGCAGACTTATGAAATTTACGGGTGTTGTGTAATGACTATTCAATCCAATATTCAACATCTTGACGCAGGGACTTTAGTCACTTTACTAGAAATAGACACCAGAGCTGTTACAGGAGATGGGGGGCCAGTTTGGTATTTTTCTCAGGCGAAAGACCCAACTTCCGGGGATGTTTTGTTCAATGGTAATACGTACAGGCCAATGGCGTTCGCCATTGAAGGTTTTGAGAAAAACTCTAAAGGATCATTACCACAGCCCACTTTAACTATTGCTGACATTTCTGGTTCTGTCTTAGGACACATGCAATCTTATGGTGATTTAGTAAGTTCTAAAGTTACTCGCGTACTTACCTTACAGAGCTACTTAGGACTAAACAGTGATGCCAGATTTCCAGATGAAGTCTTTTACATTGAGAGAAAAACACAAGCATCTCAATTTTTAACTTCCTTCTCACTATCAGCACAGTTTGATATGCAGGGGCTGAGTTTACCAAGACGCTTAGTGCTAAAAGATACATGCACTTACCTGTATAGAGTGTGGAGAGGAAGTTACTTCGAGAATTTTACAGGGCAATGTCCATACGGTACGAGTGGGGAGACTGCTATGTTTACGTATAGTGGAGCAGTTACTACAGACCCAGTACAAGATGTGTGTGGTAAACGATACTCAGATTGTGTTTTGCGTTACCCACGTCCACTAGCTCTACCTACTAGAGCCTTTCCAGGTGCTTCTCACGTTAGGGCATAACAATGTTTAATTCTGATGTCTTATCGGCTATAGTCCAACATGCAGAGGCAGAGTTTCCCAAAGAATCTTGTGGGTTCGTGTTGAACGATGAGTACGTTCCTATTGAGAACGTGCATGACGAACCTACCAAACACTTCGCTATTCATCCAAAAGAGTACATAAACGCTAATAGGGTAAGTACCTTACAAGCTATAGTGCATAGTCACCCTAATGGGGAGTTAGAGCCTTCATGGGACGATTTACAGGTGCAGTTAAAGACTAATGTGCCTTGGGTTATTGCTCCGAAGGGTAGCCGATTATTTTGGTTCGGTGAAGGAGTACCTATAGAACCTTTACTTGGTAGGACTTTCAGATTCAATGTTCAAGATTGTGCGGTTGCTGCTAGAGATTGGTTTTACGACAAGTACCAAATCAAAGTGAACCTCCCCCCACGTAAAGCAAAATGGTGGAAAGAGGATCAGTACTGGGCGTTCAATCAATTAAAAGAGTGTGGGTTTGTTGCAGTATCTGGAGATTACTTAGAAGGGGATATCCTGTTAATGACTATAGGAAGTGCGGTTATGTCTCATTTAGCAGTTTGTTTAGGAGGGGATAAGATGTACCACCATCTTGTAAACAGTATTTCTAAGGTAGAGCCTATACATAACTGGAAGTCTTGTATTGTAGCACACATGAGGTACACTAAATGGTAACTCTGTATTTATACGGATCATTGAAAGAAGAGTTTGGGGAGAAGTTTACAGTAAAAGCTAAATCTCCGATAGAGGCTATTCGTGTACTTGAGGCTAACTTTCCAGGTCGTTTTCTAAAGGCTTTCTCTGTAGGCGGTTTCTATGTGCTTAGAGGAAAGGATTTAGATAATGCAATTTCAGACACTGGTGAGACTTTAGCGTTTCAAACTGGAGATGATATTCACATTGCACCTGAAATTTATGGTAGTGGATTCTTTGACAGTGGATGGTTTAAGGTTATTTTAGGTGTTGTTATTATTGCTGCTGCTGTCGTAACATCTGGAGCAGCCGCAGGATTGATGTCAGGAGTTCCTGGAGCGTTTGGTTTTGGTATGGCTGGTGCTGGGTTTGCCGGAGTTTCCTTCAGTACTTATGCTTTATTTGGTGCGGCTTTGGTATTATCTGGTATTTCACAGATGCTAACCCCCACACCTAAAGTGGAGTCAAGTAAAACAGTAGACCCAAGGGCTAGTTTTATTTTCCAAGGTGCTGAGAATATAGTTGCTCAAGGAGTGCCTGTCCCTGTAATATACGGGGAAGTAGAAACAGGTTCTGTGACAATAGCCCTGTCTTTATCGGTAGAGAAATTTACAGGTACAGACGATGCAACTGCCCTAGATGCTTTGTACAAGAAGGCAGCGGCTATAAGGAATATATTCACATGAGTTCAGAGGCATTAATAGCTAATTTCTTAGCAGCTTGCACAGCATACGGTGTGGGGCGTTTACCAGCAGATATATTAGCTGTAAGGGCTAGTATGTACTCAGCAGGGCAAGACCCTCCGTGGGCTACATTATCCACAATGAAGCAGACGTATGATGGCAGTACCCCAGAACAGAAGTTAGTGCAGTTGCCTACCATCTTAGCTGAAGCAGATAGCTACTATGATAGAGGGTACATACTACGTGATGAAATTGCAGTCTGGATTGTAAATCTCAGAGCAGGGCTTATATAATGAAAGAGTTAGACGAGAATATTGTGATTAGCGGTTCTGGAGGTAAGAAGTCTGCTACATCACACACCCCTGTAGAAGCTGAGAATACCTTACGGTCAACTTCTGTTTTTAGAGTAATTGATTTATTAGGTGAAGGCCCGATAGAAGGTTTAGTAGGGGATGACGATTACAAGTCAGTAATGATTGATGATGTGCCTTTGAAAAATTCTGATGGGAGTCTTAATTTTCAAGGTGTTTCTATATTAGGAAGAACTGGTGAGTACAGCCAAACCCCTATAGATGGATTCCCTGATGGTGTACCTTCATTTGTACAGGTAAATGTTCCGTTCACAAATACAACTGGAGGTAGTGAGAACTACATAGGCCCTTATCAGACACTTATTACTGGGCAACCTGATGTAGACTCCATAATCCTCATTATCTCTGTTGACGCTTTATACCGTCAAGAAGTTGCTAAAAAGCAAGCTGGGGATACTAATCCTGAGTCTGTGACATTTTCGTATACGATCACACCTAGAATTGAGGTTTCTGGATCATCTTACGATGGTTCTCCAGTAACAAATGCTTTAACTATTTCTGGTAAGTGTATGTCTCCTTACCAAGAATCTCATAGAATTTCCCTTACAGACGTAGATGGAAACTACCTTAGTAATTGTGGGGAGTATAGACTGCAATTACAAAGGGTTACAGCAGACTTTCCAACTGTCACGGACGCAAATACTCCTAAGCAACACGGAACCTTTACTTTTGTAGGATATACATTAGTTCGTGATCGGAAGCTCATTTATCCAGACACTGCTTACGTTTATGGACAAGCCGATGCTCGTTTATTTGGTGGTGATACCCCTAAAAGGTCATATTTAGTTAGAGGGTTAAAAGTACATATTCCTTACAATAGCACTGGTGGGGGCGTTTACACCCCTCCTTATAAAGATGCTAATGGTAATTGGCAAGCTGCGGTAACTATTCCTAATGGGTATTGGAGTGGGGAAATGTCCCCGACAAGACATTACACCTCCAACCCTGCTTGGTGTTTGTATGACCTCATTACGAATGACAGGTATGGTGCTGGTATCCCAGATACTACAGGAAGGTTAGCTGCTGAGTTATACCCTATAGGAAAGTACTGCGATGAATTAGTAAACGACGGATATGGACATGTAGAACCAAGATTCTCATTGAACTATGTCATAAATACGCAGTCAGAGGCATATCAGCTAATCAACTCCCTTGTTTCAGTATTCAGGGGAATGTGTTGGTGGGGTTCTGGTGCTGTTGCTGTTAGTCAGGATGCTCCTAATGCAGGGAACGAGTCGATACCACAAATTCTTGTAACTCCTGCCAACGTAATAGATGGTATATTCTCTTATGAAGGGTCTGCGCTCAAGGCAAGGCATAGCACAGCACTTGTGACCTGGAATGACCCCTCAGACCATTTTAGGCCAGTTATTGAGTACGTTGAAGACAAAGAGACACTAATCAAATACGGCTACCGTCCAGTAGAGGTAGTTGGTGTTGGTTGTACCAGTAGAGGACAAGCACATCGTATAGGTAGATGGCTTTTGTACTCTGAAAAAATGGAGACAGAAGTTGTCAAGTATAAGGCAGGGTTAGATCATGCCTTTATAACTCCTGGTATGCTGATTGCTGTTGCAGACCCATACAATCAGACATCTTTACTTTCTGTCACTAACGGGCAAGTAACGACAACCTATACTGGAGATGGGGAAACTAGGGATGAACTCGACTTAAACAGAATGGGTGGTAGGATTGTGTCAGTACCGAACACAACTACTATCGTTATTGATTCTCCTATCACCTTAAAGTCAAATTTGACTCCGTATGATTACCAGATAAGTTTCCTTACTGGAAATGTTACTGGTAAATTAGATGGGGATGGTGCTTCCTACGCAACACCAAAAGTAATCACTCACCATGTGAATGTAGGTTTAACAGGCACAGATGTTCCTGTAACTACTATACGTTTAAACTCTGCTATAGCCACGCAAGACATTCCTGAAGCAGATTCTGTGTGGGTTATATCCGCACACGACACAGACGTATCACGATCTTCTAAACTGTACCGGGTAATTTCCATTACGGAAAGTGAGGGTGCCTACGAAGTTGCTGCGTTAGAGCACAGACCAAGTAAGTATTACGAGATTGAAAATGAGTTAAGTCTTAAACCTTCAGATTGGGGTACGGTTCCTGGCACATCAATCATATCTATTCCTACACATCTTCAAGTCAAACTCATTGTTTTGTACGTTGAGAACCGATACCAGAATGTCCTAGATTTTACATGGATGGCTTCGTTAGATGCCAGGGTCACAGACTATGAAGTTTCCTATCGTGTTTCAACTTCTTCCGACCTTATAGACGGTACTTGGAAAAATCACATCCCTGATTCCAATACTGGCGCAAGATTCTTTAATCTTGCGTTAGGTTGGTATGATTTTAGAGTACGTTCAAAATCACATACTGGAGGTTTCTCGGAATGGGCGTATAGTAGTTTTCTTTTAGAGGCTACCACCCTTCCTGCTGTTTCTAACCTGCACTGCGTTAATATGGGGGGTGCTCCTGGGACTTTTACAAGTGGTGAATTCCCTGTAGAAAAGAACCATATTTTTGTAGGTCCAGATGTTGTAATGAAGTGGGAGGATGGGGCAGTCACTTCAACAGGAACTGCTCTTACAGATTATACATATTTCATTGTAATAGAACCTACGAGTTTAGTAGGCGGTTCTTCAAGTACCTATGAAACACATTTCCCAACATTTACTTACACGTTATCTGCAAATGCCGCTGATAATGGTGGGTTTCCTCAAAGATACTTGAAGTTCACTGTAAAGAAAAGGATGCCTAATGGGGTTCTTTCAGATTCATACGCTGAATTTGAAGTACAGAACCCAGCACCTTCTATGGAGGGTGTAACTCCCATACTAGGAGAATCTTATAAAGGGATTACTGTTGAATGGGCATGGGAACCAAGTTCTGATGATCTAGGAGAGTTTGACATAGACCCATTGACCCCTCCTGACGATATTACAGGATTTTACATTTACTGTGACCGTAATTCAACAGACCCACAGAGAGTTTCAGCTACTGTAGGTTCTGGTGCTAGGAGCACTCTTGTCGGTGGTCTGGATACACGCTTTACTTACTATGTAAAGATCAGACCAGTTGACTCTTTTGGTGTAGGTGTTGCTTCTTCTATATCAGCACAAGCTCCTGGTGGTTTAATCGAAGCTGATGTGACAGTGGAACTTACAGAGTCTTGGTTAATAACAGACTCTGACCTAAGAGATTCCGCACCACCTAGCAGAGTTTTACAGCCACTGTACGACAAAGATGTAACTACAGGAGTCACTTATACTATAAATGGTGCTGAGAAGTGGATTAATTACCATAATCAGATAGAGACTTATGTAGATAAAGTATTCCTGAGAGTGCCAGATGCTAACGCTAAGATATATATTGCGTACACCACAGATGATGTTGTAGATGATCTGACAACAGTTTGGCACTATCTTTGTGCTGATTCCAGTCATTCCGTTCCTGAGACAACAGAGGTTGCCAATAATGGGGTACTCATTGCTACGGATGATGTTACAGTTGCCAGAGCTAATTATTGGCAGTTAGAATGTCCTTCAGCACCAATGCTGAACTTGAATGTTGGTGTGTACCCGCAGAGGACTACAGCAAGAAATTCAAGGATAGTATTTGTTGCAGGAACTTATACGACAACTATCAATGAGTTGGTGTTTGTTAGGGAGGTTATAGCAGAGCAAATAGTAGCGGATAATCTGAGTGCTGTATCAGTTAAGACAGGGTACATCTACAGTGACAACTACCGACCACTTATAGAGGGTGTGCAAACCGCTAGAGGATTCTTGTTAGATGGTCCTGGCGGGTATGCAGAGTTCAATAACATGAAGGTTGTGTTTAGTGGATCTCCTGGTGCTGCCCCTGATGCACCTACATGGGATGAGACATTTCCTGGCGGGCCTCCAGTAGATGCTATCAATTCCCCTAACTTAGTTCGCAGAGGATACTTTGACGACTTTGTGACTATAGGTGGGTGGACAAGTGGTGTTGTGGAAGCTGTAGCTGGAATGGCCTGGAAGAAGGCCTTAAAGGTATCTGTCCGTGATACTTATGAGACTCCTGGTTCATATTGTACTCCTTTAGAGTGGCTTTACACCTCTGCATGGTTGGAAGGGTCTAACTGTAATTACCCCACTTACATGGGTATCTGTTTCTTTGATAAAGATATGGGGCCTATGAGCTGGATACGCACAGGCTACATTGCGGCTGGTGCTACGTGGACTCAGACTTTTGGTAGAGTGCAAGCCCCGGCAGGAGCAATAGCTTGGTGCCCTTGGATTAACATAGACGGTATCACTGACTTAGGGTATGCATATGCTTCACAGATTACAGTTACTAGGCATGAAGTCGGTGCCACTGTTGGTGCTCCTGCTGGTACTGCTGTAGGCACAAAGCTAGCCGAAGATGTAGTTTCTGAGTTAGACACCGCTGCTGAGGATGCACTAGGGGCTAAGAATAATATCACAGATATTTTCTTAGACTCTAAGGTGACACCGGACGAGAAAATAAGACTTAATACCCTGATTACTGGTATTCGGGATGAGCAAGTTACGTTAGCCGCACAAGCTGCTACATTCGATGCTTTAACATCTTTACCCAACCAGTATAAAACAAATATCACATCTGCATTAGGTGTGTACGATACAAAGTTCCACGCAATTACTGACTTAATAGACCCGTTGCTAGTAGTTATGACTTCCACTGCTACGGTAACACGTTCAGCAGTGGATACAGCTATTACAGAGTATTCAGATGCTAAGTTAGTTTTGCTCAATAAAATGATGGATGCCACTAAGGTTATTTCTGATTGGGTGGCTATTAATGGACTACCAGATAATTTCAACGGAGTAAACATCGCACATTATGCTTACTCCTCATTTGAAAGTGGGACTGATCCTGTTTTTTATACACTAAACGGTACAGCTTCTTTATCTGCATCTACGGTGTACTTTGGTACTAAGAGTTTGCAGTTCATTCCTAGTACAGGAACAAACACTTGCACGTTAGGAACTACAGCCACAGACTACAATATAAAGTTGACTCCTAATGGTAAATGGGTTGTTAGTTTCTATGCAAGAGCTAATAGTACAGCTATCATAACGGCAAAGCTCATTACGTCTGGAACACCTACTACGTACAGTTCCAATATAACTATACTCAGTGCGAATACATGGGGTAGGTATTATTTTCTGGTGGATGCAAGTGCTGATGCAAGTCATAGTGCATTGTTATCTTTCTCTTTTAGTGCTTCCGGTGTTACTTATAACATAGATGCCGTAATGGTGGAAGCTGCTGTTCAACACCAAGATAAACCGTCTCCGTATAATGAACCTTCTGGTGGCATTGCGACTGCGTTAGTCATTAACACAAATACCACCAATGACTCCGATGCTAGTGCTATAGTTACCCCTACATTCAATGTAGATGGGTCGGCTGTGCAGCACGTAGTCAATGCGGCTGGTAGTTCTGACATTACGTTATCGTGGAATTGGACTGGTAGTGCTTCGGCTATTGATGGATTCTTGGTGTATGTCAGGGCTTCAGGTACTTCTAATTATTCGGACCTTGCTACTGGGAATAATGTATTATTATCAGATGTACAGTCAGTATTTGTGGAGCCTGGGAAACGTGCGTTAACATTGTTCTCATGTGCTTCAGAGAAATATTACTCGTTTGCAGTCCGAGCTTACAGAGCTGTTTACACCAATATCAACGCTAATGGAGTAATCTACTCTAACTTAGTCTCTCCTACGTTTGCGGATGGGGGCGGTGTTAATAAAGAGAATCCATATAGACCAAGTGAGACAGGTAAAATATCTTTTGACTGGAATCAGATTATAACAATAGGTTCTCCAGCTCAAGGAGATAAGGGTGATCCTGGTTTAAATGGTGGTACTGGTGCTCCAGCCGCAACTTTTTTTATTACTAATGCAAGTGCCGTGTTTAAAAAAGGAAAAGATGGGGTAGTAACCCCATCAGGAGGGATAGAACTTACTACAGGGTACTTAAATATAATAAACCCTTTGTACGTCTGGTATAGATTAGTTAATGGGGTTTGGACAGGTTTGGGTGTTACCGATTATAAGTATACTGTACCAGTGTCCCATTTTTCAACTGTAGTGTCTAATTCATACAAGTGTATAGTCACAGGA